CGCAGCGTTGCCAACCGAAATCGCCTTGCATCCGATCATCCGGTAGCTCTTGCCCGGGATCGCGGGAAGGAGCGTCGCGCCCGCGTTAATCTCAGCGATGGTGAAGCGCTGGCGCTTGTTGAGGATCGCGCCGCCGCTGATGTAGCCGCCCGAGATGCGAAGCTCGCCCCCGATGACGGAGACCGCGCCGCCCTGTTCGTCGTAGTTCTGCGTGTTGTAGCTCATATGAGCACCTCGTTCGGTAGAGAGGGCGGCGAGCCGAAGCCCGCCGCCCAGTCAGATCAGGCCGGCGGGTTCGACGTCGGCGCGGTGCGCGCGTTGCCGAGCACCCACACCGCCGAGAACAACGCCGCGCTGGCGTTGCTGGCCGGCGTGATGGTCGCGCGGACGTAGCGCTTGCCGCCGACGTAGCCGATCTTCCGGCACTCGTTGTCGTCGTCAAACTGGAAGCCCGCGAGGGCTTCGGTGCCGAGGAGGAACGTGTCGGACACCGCCGCCGCGTCCGTCAGCGTCGAGCTGTCGCCGTCTTCGATCAGGACGGTGAACGTGGCATCGGCGTCGGCAATCGAGCCGGTCGCGATGACAAGCTCGATGCTCTCGTAGCCGCGCGTGTCGAGGATCTGCGACACCTGCGCGGTGTTGTCGGAAACCGACACGGGCGAAATCGCCCGCTTGATGTCGATGTTGTTGTGGAGGTCTTTCGAGGCCATTGGGATGGTCCTTTCTCAGTCAGATCAGAGGGCGACGTTCTGCAACACGATGGCCTCGGGCAGCACGACCTGACCGCCGACGCGGCGGCGAAAGATCATGCGGACCGCGCCGCTCGTCGCCTGGGTGTAGGGATCGCGCAGCATTTCCATCGCGATGCGATCCACGATGACGTAGCCACGGCGGAAGTCACCGAACGCGACGGGCTTGGCCGACGCGCCGACATCCGGCATGTCGGCGGCCTCGACGTAAGGCGCGCCGTTGATGCTGTTCGGCACGCCGCCCGCGAGGCCGGGAGCCCAGAGATACTCGCCGTCGCCGTCCTTGAGGCGGCGGATCTGACCGATGGTGCTGCGGTTGAGCATCCACACCGCCGCGCGCGCGTAGTCGGTCTTGATGCCGTAGTAGACGCTCAGAAGACCGTCAGCCGTCAGCGCAGCCGCCGCGCCGGAATTGACCGTCGCGATGGAAGCGTTGTTGAGGAAGCCGAACGGACGACCGACACCCGAGCCGCTCAGGAACGCCGCGCCTTCGGCCTTCGCGAACTGCTCGGTTGCCTCTGCCCTGACTTCGCTCTCCATATTGAAGGCGGCGTCTTCAAGCATCTGGTTGGTGATGTCGACCAGCGCGTACATCTCATGCGTCGGGATCTCGTCCATCCCATACGTCAGCCCGGTGGTCTCGGAGCGCGTGCCCTGCTCCTGGACCCACTGCGCCGAGAAGGTGCCGGTGCGCTTCGGCAGCTGAATCGCCTTCTGCGTGGTCTGGCGCGTGCGCGCGACAGCGCGGAACGGCGTGACCTCGACGACGCCCTTGATGATCTCGCGGACATACTCGGTCGGCGCGAGATAGCCGCCGAGCGTGTCGGGCGACAGCGAGAGGCTCTTCATCTCGGCGGCGACGCCGTCGAGGCTCTTGCGCTCGCTCTCGGACAGAGCGCCGTCACCGCGCGAGATGGAGCGCACAACAGCGCGCATCCAGTCGTTCGCACGCGCCTTGACCTCGTCGGCCTCGGGCGCGGACTTGCTCGAGCCCATGCGATTGAGCTTCGCGGCCAGATCGGCGGCGGTCTCGCTGGCGTTCTTCGCCGCGAGTTCGGCCTGGACCAGCTTCTGGTTCAGCGACTCGTACTTCGACAGCGACGTCTCGATCCGGTCGAGCTTTTCGCGCGTCACGACGTCGGCAGAGCCCTTCTTCTCGATCTCGGCCAGGCGCGCGTCGTTGGTGGACTTGAATGCCTCGAAAGCGGCGCCGACAGCATCGACCGCGCCCTTCAGTTCGTTGAGTTCCATAGGACTAACCTTTCGTGGAGAGGATGGAAGTCGCGCGCTTGAGCGACGCGACCAAAGCCTCGACCTCGTCATCACGAGAGGCGTCGGCGTGATCATCACCTGCATCGCGCAGATGACGACGGACCACCGCGACGAGGCTCTTGGCCTCGGCGATGGACATCTTGTGTTCGTCGCGCAGAGCAGCCTCGAGGCCGCGCGCGTCGAGAATGAGCGCGGGCGCGCTCTTGAGATAGGCGAGCTTCGCGAGCGGATTCATCGGGTCATCGACCACCGAGATCTCGCGCAGATCGATGGCCTTCAGCCAGCGACGCGGCTCTCCGGTGCGACCCGTGCCCATCTTCGACCCGCCGGCAGGGACGCGATAGCCGATCGACATGCCCTTGATGGCGCCTTCACGAAGGCGCGCGTAGGTCATCTTTCCTTCGTCGGTGTCGAGCCCGATGATGCGGCCCTCGACATGCAGACCGTTCTGGTCCTCCGACATCTTCTCCCAGACGCCAACAGCGCCCTTGGAGCGGTCGTGGTTGTAGTACATGGCCGGGAGCATGTTCTTCGCGCCCCACGACGCGAGGCTGCGCGCCATCGCACCCGGCGTGATCATGTCGCCGCCTTCGTCAATGTTTCCGTACACGGCACCGTAGCCGCTGAACGAGCCCATCGGCTTGTCTGCGGCGAACTTGACCTCAAGTGCGATGCTCGCGACGCCGTTGCTCATTCTCCGAGCTCCTCAATCCTGTCGGCGATCCTGTTCGCCCATGCGCGGCCAGCGTCGCCGCCCCAGAGATCCCATGCGATGCGTCCGTTCGACGGGAAGCCCGGTTCGCCCTGGCGGAAGCCTTCGGCTTCCTTGTCGATCTCATGCCGAGCGAAGAACGAAACCATTCGCATGATGGTGTCGCGCGGCAGACGGCGACCGTTGCTGATATCGCGCGCGCGAGCGATGCCGACAGCGGTGCCGCCGCGCCCGAACTCGTCGCGCCACGCAAGCGCGCGCCGCGCGTTCGCCGCCATCTCATCGGTCGGCTTCCACGGGTTCTTCGCGCCGTTGTCGTCGTCCTCGACATCGACAGGCTGCGCGACGTCCGCGTCCGATCCCTGGCCTATGACCTCGCCCATGTTCAAGGGGAACAATGGCTTGTCGAGACCATCTATCGGGTTCCACCCGTCGTCCTCGCGCGCTTCGTTGCGCGTCATCCATCCACCACGGATCGCGCGGTCGTAGTACTCGGCGCGATCCTTGAGCGATCCGCGCAGAAGCTCGCTGGTGTCCATCGTGAAGCGGTAGCCGTTCGACCACTCCTCGTCGGTAAGCAACTGCGCGTTCAGCGCGCTGGTCATCGCCTTGATCTCGGGCTGGAGCGTGTATCTGACATGCGCCGCGAAGAACGCCTCGGCGGATGCGAACGTCGGCGAGTTGTTGCCCGCGTGTCCGAGCATGATCGAGAAAACGCCCATCAGCCGCGCGATCTCTTCGATCTGATGCTTGCGGGTCTCGAGATGCTGGGCATCGACGCCCGTCATCTGCGTCGGAGTAAATTTCAACGCGCCGCTCGCCAGCACCGGCTTTCCGGTGTTCGACGCCGAGCCGTACATCGAGGCGATTGCCTCGCGCACCCGGTCGCGTTGTTCCTGCGACGGATTGCCGTCGAGGGTGAAAAGGCCGGTGGTCCGCACGCCGTTCTTATGCAGCGCCGCTTGGCTTCGCTCGCTCGCTTGCGCCAGCCCGAGCGCCTGGCGACCGAGCAGCACCGGGTCGAGACCACGCGCGCTGTCCCAGGACGGCGAGCGAAGATGGAAAACCTCGGAGCGTGCGAGCGTCAGCGTGCGGTTGTTCTCAAACGAGATCGTATATTCCAGTTCCAGATCCTGTCGCACGGTGATCTGGACGTTGTCGGGCTTGATCGGGATCAGCTCGCGGATCTGGCCGTTCACCACGTTGCGCCACGACACCGCACAGCCCGTCGATGCCTTGTGCATCATCGTCGTGCGGACCCATTCGCTGCTGTCCTGCCACGCATTCGGAGAGCGCGCGAACAAGTCGAACAGCGGATGATCCGTCGCCGGTTCCATCCCACCATCGGTCGGTCGCATCAGCACGATGGGCAGCTGAGCCAATCCATCAGCGATGACCATGACGGCGCGGTAGAACGCGGGAACCTGTAGCGCCGTCGAGACGGTGACCGGCTCGCCGGTCCAGGACTGCGAATAGCCAAATGCGGCGTCCAGCCAGCCCTCGGTGAACTCGACCGCTTTTTTCTCGTCGCGGCCAGACAGCCGCTCAAGCCATTTCAGCACGGCATCGCCCACGCCGCCGCCGGGCCGGCGACGGTCGGATTGAGCGTCATCAGGTGTGCCGCGTTGAATGAGGCCATCAGTGGGTCGATCTTTCCGTATCCGCTAGCGGCGCGCTCGATCATCATCGCCGTCGATGTCGCG